CGGGGAAGACGGAGGCGGGCAGCAATTGGCTGGGTTATGTGATCGACCACGCACCGGGACCGATGCTTTGCGTGCAGCCGACGGTGGAGATGGCGAAGCGGCTTAGCAAGCAGCGGCTCGAGAGCATGATCACCGACACGCCATGTTTGGCCGCGAAGATCGCGCCCAGCCGCAGCCGCGACAGCGGGAACACGATGTTCAGCAAAGAGTATGCAGGCGGGATCATGTTGCTGACCGGGGCCAACAGCGCCACTGGTCTGCGATCGGCGCCGTGCCGCTACCTGTTCGCTGACGAGGTGGACGCCTTTCCTAGCGATGTGGACGGCGAGGGCGACCCGGTGGCACTGGCCGAGCGGCGGACGACGACGTTCGCGCGTCGGAAGATCCTGCTGACCAGCACGCCAACGGTGAAGGACTTCAGCCGGATTGAGGCGGAGTACCTGCGCAGCGATCAGCGGCGGTTTTATGTGCCGTGTCCGAGCTGCGGCGGAATGCAGTGGTTGCAATGGCCGCGGCTGAAGTGGGATGCGAAGCGGCCGGGTGATGTGAGGTATCAGTGCGAGCACTGCGGCGAGCGGTTTGAGGAGAACCACAAACCGGCGATGCTCGCGGCGGGCGAGTGGCGCGCGACCGCACCAAGCGATGGCAGGACGGCTGGGTTCCAGCTCAGTGGGCTTTACAGCCCGCTCGGGTGGTGCAGCTGGGAGCAGCTGGTCGATGACTTCCTGCGGGCCAAGTCAGACGCGCCAGCGCTGAAGGCGTTTGTCAACACCCGGCTGGCTGAGACCTGGGAAGAGGACTATGCCGCGGCCGTGAGTGCTGATGGCTTGATGACCAAGCGGCTGGCGTATGAGTCGGGCACCTGCCCCGATGGCGTGGTGCTGCTGACGTGTGGCGTGGACGTGCAGGACAACCGGCTGGCGGTGAGCGTGTGGGGCTGGGGCGAGGGCGAGACGGGCTGGTTGATCTGGCACCAGGAGCTGATGGGCGACCCGACGCAGGTGGAGGTGTGGGGCCAACTGGATCAGGTGCTGGTAACTGAGTGGGCCACGGCTGCGGGCAATGCGCTGAAGGTGTCGCAGGTGGCGGTGGACAGTGGCGGCCACTGCACCCATGAGGTGTATCGGTATGTACGCGATCGCGTACGGCAAAACGTGGTGGCGATCAAGGGCAGCAGCAGACGCAACAGCCCAGCGGTGGGCAAGGGCAGCAAAGTGGATGTGAGCTGGCAGGGCCGGGTGCTGAAGCGTGGCGTGACGCTGTATCAGCTGGGCACTGACACGATCAAGACAACCCTGTTCGGCCGGTTGCGGCATAACGAAGTGGGCGGCGTCGGGACGCTGCACTTCGGCATGGCTGCTGATGAGGAGTACTTCAGGCAGTTGACCAGCGAGCGGCAGGCATTGCGTTATCACCGCGGGTTTCCGATCCGTGAGTGGGTGAAGAAAGCTGGTGATCGAAACGAGGCGCTGGATTGCGTGGTCTATGCCTACGCGGCGATGCTGCTGTTCTCGCGGCGGATGAACAAGGCGACGATGTGGCAGCAGCTGGCGGATCAGTTGGAGAACGGGAAGAAGGCGCCGCTAAGATCGAAACGGCAGCCGGCCTCTGCGGCTGCCAGTGGCTTTGTTACCAACTGGTAGGTCGTGAACATCCCCAGCGAAATCAGGGCCGGCGACACCATCCAGTGGAGGGATGTTCCTGGCGCTGACAATTTGGGGAATGCAATTGACAGCGGAAGTTGGACGCTGACCTACTACCTGCGGACGAACACGGCCAGCGAAGGCGCGACGGTGGTGGGCACGGCCTACGGCACTGGATGGGAGTTCACGATCGCCGCGGCTACCAGCACAGGCTTCGACGCTGGGCAATGGTTTTGGCAGGCGGTCGCGACCAAGACCGGCAGCACGGTCACGATAGGCTCGGGCCAGCTGATGGTTCTGCGAAGCCTTAGCTATAGCGGCACGCCTGGCGCGGTTGATGGCCGATCGCAAGCGCAGAAGGATCTGGACGCGGTGCAGGCGGCGATCCGCGCGATCGTGGCTGGCGGTGTTGCCAAGGAGTACACGATCGGCAACCGCAATCTGAAGAAGTACGACATGGCGGACTTGCTTCAGCTCGAGGCTAAGCTCAAAGCCGAGGTCAAGCGTGAGCAGATGGCGGACCTGATCGCCAACGGGCTCGGCAACCCGCACAACCTATTCGTGAGGTTCTGATGGGTCTGCGCACGCGGCTATTCCGGGCGATGGGTTTTGAACCAGTGCGGCCGCAGCGGCGGGCGTATCAGGGCGCGCGCGTTAGCCGGCTGACCGCTGACTGGGTGACGAGCGGCACCAGCGCTGACAGCGAGATCAAGTCCAGCTTCAAGTCACTGCGCAATCGTGCGCGGCAGCTGGTGCGTGATAACGACTACGCCCGGCAGGCGGTGCGCGCGATCCAGAACAATGTGATCGGCCACGGCATCAAGCATCAGTCGCAGGTGCGGATGCTGCGCGGCGGGCAACTGGATGAGGCGATCAACGGCCAGATCCATGAGCAGTGGGAACGGTGGATGCATAAGAGCCGCTGTGATGTGAGCGGGCTGCTGGGCTTCCATGACATCGAGCGGTTGCTGGCGCGGAGCATGGCCGAGTCGGGCGAGGTGTTCGTGCGGATGATCCGCCGACCGTTTGGTGATTCGCGGGTGCCGTTTGCGTTGCAGATCCTCGAGGCGGATTACCTGATCGATGACGACGTGCCGCAGGCAGCGGACGGCAACACGGTTCGGATGGGCATCGAGGTGGACGGCTACCTGCGGCCCCAGGCTTATCACTTCTACGCGAACCATCCTGGCGACACCTATGCGGGCAACCCGCGGACCAATGGCCGGCGGATCCGAGTTCCTGCTGATGAGGTGATTCATCTGTTCCTGCCGGAGCGGCCGGGCCAGACCAGGGGCGTGACGTGGTTCGCGTCGGCGTTGATGCGGCTTCACATGCTGCAAGGCTATGAGGAGGCCGAGGTGGTGCGGGCGCGAGCCAGCAGCGCGCTGATGGGCTTCATCCAATCGCCTGAGGGCGAGCTGGTTGGGGATGAGATCTACGAAGGCGAGCGAGTTAGCGAGTTCAGTCCGGGCGTGTTCAAGTACCTGGCACCGGGCGAAAGCGTGACGGTTCCGGATCTGAATGCACCTGATGGCCAGCTTGAGCCGTTCACGCGGTCGATGCTGCGGGCCGTGGCGGCTGGTGTTGGCGTCAGCTTTGAGAGCATCAGCAAGAACTTCAGCGAGAGCAATTACAGCAGCAGCCGGCTAAGCCTGCTCGAGGAGCGCGACACGTATCGGGTGCTGCAGCGGTACATGATCGAGAACTTCCACCAACCGGTCTTTGAGGCATGGCTCGAGATGGCGGTGCTTAGCGGTGCGCTGAACCTGCCGGGCTATGAGACCAATCCTGATCGTTACCGGGCCAGCCGTTGGATCCCGAGGAGCTGGGAATGGGTGGACCCACAGCGCGAAGTGGAGGCGTACAAGACAGCCGTGCGGTGTGGCTTCAAGACACTGGGCCAGGTGATCAGCGAGCAAGGCGGCGATCTGGATGATGTGCTGATCGCACGTCAGGCCGAGCTGGCGATGTTGGATGAGATGGGTATCGTGACAGACAGCGATCCGAGCGAGGTGACCGAGAGCGGCGTGGTGCATCCGATGCCAGTGCCTGAAACTGAGCCGCCGATGGATGATGAGGAAGAAGAGGACGACGAACCCCTCGAGCTGGACGACTGATGGCCAACGTCAACGGCACCGAGATCGACCTGATGCCGACCGATGGGATGCGCACGGAGGCGCAGCGTTATCGCGACTGGAAGAGCGAAGGCCAGCAGGGCGGCACTGAGGTTGCTGCGACTAGGGCCAGCCAGATTTTAAGCGGTGATGAACTGTCGCCTGACACTGTCATCACAATGGCGGCGTGGTTCGCGCGGCATGAGGTGGACAAACAAGGCGAGGGCTTCAGTCCTGATCAAGATGGCTATCCGTCACCGGGCCGTGTCGCATGGGCGGCATGGGGCGGCGATGCTGGGCAGAGTTGGTCGAATGGCAAGGCAGATAGAATCAAGGCATTACAAGAGAGAAGCGCTGTGGAGATGGAGCGCCCCTATCCGAATGAGCACGCTGCGCGATTGAAAGATCCCGGGCAGTATGACTCGCTGCGCCGTGTGAATGACGAAGGCGGCAACGGTGTGGATTTCATCTATGGGATCAAGGAAGGCGAGAGCGAGGTACAGGCGATCCGGTTCCGCAGCTCGGTTTTTACCGTTGATGAGGCGCGCGCGTGGCTGGCTGATCATGACTTCGAGCCGATCGAGTTCGAGGAGGCCACCGGCGATGGGCAGGCTGATCGCGCCGAACCTGGCAGCCTGAGCGTTGGCGACTTCGTCCGCTGGGATTCAAGTGGCGGCACTGCTCAGGGCCAGATCGAGCGGATCGAGCGCGATGGCCAGATTGATGTGCCGAATGCTGATGTGGTCATCAACGGGACCCCGGATGATCCAGCAGCGCTGATCCAGATTTTTCGAGAGGTTGATGGCAATTGGGAGAGCACGCCAGTCCGTGTGGCGCATCGCTTCAGCACGCTGAACAAGATCGACGCCCTGCGCTCCATGCCTGGCATCGGCAAGCACCAACGCGCCGAACTGACCACCTTCGACGAAGTGGAGGATCGGACCTATGAGTTCCCCTTCAGCTCTGAGTTCCCTGTTGCGCGCTACTTCGGCAACGAGATCCTGAGCCATGAGGCTGATGCGGCAGATCTGAGCCGTTTGAACGATGGCGCGCCGCTGCTGTTCAACCACAACCCTGACCGTGTGATCGGTGTGGTTGAGCGCGCGAGGATCGACAGCAAAGGACGGCGCGGCTATGCGCGGGTGCGGTTCAGCCGCAACCCGTTCGCTCAGGAAGTCCTAAGCGACGTGAAGGACGGCGTTCTACGGAACGTGTCCTTTGGCTACTCCATCGACAAAATGGAGGAGCGTGGCAGCGGCGACTATGTCGCTACTGCCTGGGCACCTTACGAGGTGTCGATCGTCAGCGTTCCCGCTGACAAAACCGTGGGCATCGGCCGCGCGTTGACGCCCACAGAACCCGCTGCTTCGGCAGCACCATCCCACGATCCCATTCCTTCAATGGAAACCAACACCACCGATCTGGCCGTGGTGCGGGCCGAAGCCATCGAGGCTGAGCGCACCCGCATCGCTGAGATCTCCGCCCTGTGCGACAAGCATGGGATGGGCGATCTGGGCCGCCAGCTGGTCGAGTCTGGTCGTTCAATCGACGAGGCCCGGGCTGCTGTTCTTGACAAAATGAACATTCCCCAGGAACCCGTCACCATGAGCGCCGCCGATCTCGGCATGAGCGAGAAGGAAGCCCGCAGCTTCTCCTTCTTGCGTGCCATCAACTATCTGTCCAACCCGACCGATCGCTCGGCCCGCGAGGCTGCTGCGTTCGAGATCGAAGCATCTGAAGCCGCTGCTGCCAAGCTCGGCCGCCAGTCCCGTGGCATCACCATCCCTCAGGATGTGTTGCGTCGTGACCTGAACGTTGGCGCTGCCACCGCCGGCGGCAACCTGGTCGAGACCATGCTCGACGCTGGCAGCTTCATCGACCTGCTGCGCAACGCTTCGGCACTGGATCAAGCTGGCGCCACCGTGCTGACCGGCCTGACCGGCAACGTCGCCATCCCCCGCCAGTCGGGTGCTGCCACCGCCTACTGGGTGGCTGAGAGCGGCGCTCCTACCGAGTCGCAGCAGACCGTGGATCAGGTCAGCCTGACCCCCAAGACCGTGGCTGCTTACACCGACTACAGCCGCCGTCTGATGATCCAGTCCTCCATAGACGTGGAGAACATGGTTCGCACTGATCTCGCCAGCGTTCTGGCGCTCAAGATCGACCTGGCTGGCCTGTATGGCACAGGTAGCAACAGCGAGCCCCTGGGCCTCAAGTTCACCACCGGCATCGGCACCGAGAACTTTGCAGCTGCTGCTCCCACCTTCGAGGAAGTGGTGGCACTCGAGAGCGACGTGGCAACCGCCAACGCACTGCTCGGAAGCCCTGTCTACCTGATGAACGCTGCCATGCGCGGCGGCCTCAAGACCACCAAGAAGGACGCCGGTTCCGGCATGTTCGTCATGGAGGGCAACGAGGTCAACGGTTACCGCGGCGTGCTGTCCAACCAAGTGGCAGCCGGCGATCTGTGGTTCGGCAACTTTGCCGACCTGATCATCGGTTACTTCAGCGGCCTCGACATCATGGTTGACCCCTACAGCAACAGCACCAGCGGCACGGTTCGCGTGGTTGCTATGCAGGATGTGGACATCGCCGTCCGCCATCCTGAGTCCTTCAGCCGCGGCGCTGACACCCTCTGATGTTGATCGAGGTCCTACGGCAAACGATGCTGGCGGGCCGGGTGGTTCGTGTTGGGGATGTCATTGAGGCATCCCCTTCCGACGCCAAGCTATTGATCGGCATCGGCAAAGCAATCGAGGCCGCCGCCCAGGTG